TGCGTCTTGACGATCTCGGGCGGCGGCTGGGGCTGGGGAGGCGGACGCTGCGCCGGATCGACCCAAAACCGCTCAGGCTGGGCAAAGCCCTGCAACTTAGCGATCTCTGATGCCGTGTTGTAGACCGTCTTCGGGTCGGCAATGCCAATCGCCATGCCGATCTGCGTCTGGGCGCCGAACATCTGCTGCAACTGCGCCAGCATGGCGTCCTTGTTCCCCGCACCCACCCCGACGCTGATCTTCAGGTCGCGCTTCCTCGACCAAGCCAAGGGATGAACGGCGAACCACTTGCCCCGCAGGTGGAATATCTGTTCCTTGTTGCTGTGCTTCTGGATCAGCTCGAGGACGCAGTTGAACAGGTACTCGACCCCGGTTGCGAACATCCGCGCCACCTGCTCGACCCGCTGGGCCGACTGCGTGGTCATCATCGCCAGCCCCGAGGCCGTGCGGTTGATGGCGTTCTGATCGACCCCGTTGAAGTAGCTGTTGACCCCGCTGATGTTCTGCTTCTGCTGGTCGAAGTAGGCCAGCGAGGAAATGATCTGGTCGAACGCGAAGGGATGCGTCAGAGGCAGGACATGACCCTCGCCAGGAATCGCACCCGGCTGCATCCGCACGATCCCGCCCGGCCTGACCGTCAACAGATCGTCCAGGTTGACCTGATCGCTGACGATGTTCCGCCCGTTGACCGACAGGTACAGGTTGTCCAAAGCCGAACGGATGACCGCCTGCTTGGTCTGCTGAACGTCCTCGAGGATGTCCCACATCCCCAGCCCGATATGCCGGTGGGGCAAGGGAAGAGGCGTGATCGAGGCGACCGGGATGCGGCTCACCGGCTCGACGTACAGGATTTCCTGCCCGACCCGGATGCAGTAGTACATCCGGGCAACGCCATCGCCCTCGAGGTCGGTCTTGATCCAGACCATCCGCGTCTTGACCCGGCGCATCGACGGATCAACACCTTCGTCTTCTCGGTCCTCGCCGTACCGATCCCGCGCCTCGTCCTCGAGCGTGTCGTCGTCGTCGTTGTCGTTGATGTCGTCTTCGACCTTCAAGCCCATCGACCGCAACTCGGAGATCGTCCGCAGGTCCCAGAACTCGAAATACGGGGCATCGCGCAACGTGAAGTCGGGCGTTGACCACGCCACCCGGCAATGCTCAGGGGGCAGAACCTTGATGCAGGGCTTCCCCTCGCTCTCGGTGCGCTCGATCACCAGGTCGTGCAGCATCGCCGGCTGAGGGGGTTGTGGAGGCGGCGGCAGTTGAGGCGGCTGTCCCGTCTGCTGCGCCTGAATCTGCGCCTGCTGGGCCTGCATCTGGTACTGCTGCATTGACTGCTGGTACTGCTGGGCGTTGCGCTGGTTCGTTTCGTCGTCCGGGCGCTCGCTGTGCTGCACGACGCGGATTTCCTCGTCCTGCATCAGCATCGCCAACTGCTCGTCGGACTGGCCCTCGTAGGTTTCCTGCAGGACGCGTTTGCTCGAGTCCCAGTACGCCAGGCAGTAGCCGTTCTTCAGCAGCAGGGCGTCCTTGAACCAGTCGTGGGCGATCTGTTCCCACTGGTTCTTCTCGGTCACCGTCCACTGCAGCAGGGCCGTTGTCTGCTCGGCCGCCTCATGGTCGTCCGGACCTACCGGCAGCACCTTGCATACGTCATCACCCGAGGCAAAGATGCGGACGAGGCTGGGCAGGATGCTCTCGACCGTCTCGAAGAGCGTCCGGTCAACGACCTGGCTTCGCCCTTCCGGGGCGGGGTCTACGTTCTCGCCAAGGTACGCACTCAGGGCCGCGGCGCGGGCAGCGGAAAGCTCGTCGCCGGATTCCTGGCCGTAGCTTTCCTCTTCTGCCGCGTCAATTGCCCGTAGGAGTGCGTCGTTGTCCATTTCTTGCCTCGATAGCCTTCAGCCTTTCGTCATGGTCACGCTGGGACTGCTCTACCCGGTCAAGGGCTACGCTGAGCGACTTGATGATCGCCAGCAGGGCGTCCATCTGCGCCTTCATTGCGCGGGCAGTGAAGTCAGGCATAGTTGAGTTTCGGGTAGGAAATCGGCTTCATCTTGGCGTTGATCGGCCCACCTTGAGCAAAGGTCAGGCAAAACGAATCCGCCAAGTCAGGACTGGTAACGCCGCGCTTCTTCAACTCGTCCTTGCTTTCAACCTGAATCTTCCCCGCGCTGGTGATCTTGTAGCTGGGCAGCGTCAGCTCGGCGATCAGACTCTCGTCGGCTTGCATGGTCACGTTTCTGGCGGCGAACCACTCGCGCGCCTTGAACCACAGCTCGTCGCGCAGCCGGTTGTACCTGTCCTCGACCGATGGACTCTCTGCCACGTTCACCGCAACGACCGGCAGACCCAGTTCCTTGCATCGGTCAACGACGCCGGCGCCAATGCCAATCACGTCAACGAAGATGGCCTCTGGCTTTTCCTTGGCCGCTTCGTACTCGATCTTGATGAGGCCGGCCGTCTGCATCGTGTCCTTGCCTTGCCAGTGCTTGATCGGCTCGAGCAGGGCATTGGAACGACGCTTGCACAGGGCCGTCCTGTCCTCGCCAAAGCGGGCAACATCCAGACCCCAGCGCACTGGGCCAAACGGCTTCACGTCGCGGCCTACGGCGCCCTCAATGAGGTCTAGCGGAATGACCCCATCCGGGTTGCCGGCGAAGTCGCCTCTGACCCGTATCTTGTAGATCGTGGACTCATGCCCGTACTTGATCTTCATGTCCGCGATGTACTCGCGGCTGACCAACGGGCTGTCCTCGCCGTTCCAGTGCAGCGTCGCCCACGACGCACGCATCTTGTGATGGCTGTCGTAGAAGTAGCCCTGCATCTGCGTCGGGTTGGCGCACATCAGGACATAGGCGCCGTGCGTCGATAGCGCACCCTCTGCGACCTGAAAGACTTCCTCTGGCACGCCGGATGCCTCGTCAATCAGGAAGATGACGACCGGCGCGTGAAAGCCTTGCAGGGCCTCTGGATTCTCTTTTCTGCTGGTTCGGGCAGAAGCGAAAGCCTCTGCCGGGGCGTCCTTGCGCTCTACCCTGTCTGTCTTCCAGTCGAACTGCGCTCGCAGTTCTTCGGGCATCTTCCGTAGCCAAGTGGCTACCTCTGCCCACAGGACATCGGATAACTGGGTGGCCGTAGGAGCCGTGGCGGGAATCTTGACTTGCGGGAAACAGGTCAGCCCCCACAGCAGCGTCCAGGCCATCATGGCGCTCTTGCCGGTGCCGTGGCCGGACCGGATGCTGACCTTGCGCCTGGTTGCCAGAGCCTTGCTTGCAGCCCACTGCTGGTCTGTCGGTTCGGCCCCCATCACCTCGGCGGCGAACAGGGCCGGACCCTCATTCCTCCAACGGAGGATTCTGTCTTGGGGTGACAATGGGGAGGCCGGATAGCAGGGTGTGCAGGTTGCCGCTCAGGTTGACGTTGGTTTCCTGGGATGGCTTGCCCCAGCCTCGATCAAGCAGAGCCTGTGCCGCGGCGGCACGCGCCCGCAGGTCTTCGGCGTCAAGAAGCTCGGCAAGGACGCGCACCGCTTTCTCGGTGTGTGCCTTTGCCAATTCCTTTGCTATGGGGCTTTCCTTGGGCCTGCCGCCTGGATTGCCGGATTGGCCGGGTTGCCACGCCATAACTGTTATCCGCTGTTTTCAGTAAGATAAGTCGTTGATTTGTAAGGCGCCCGTCTTTCCGGGCCGTCACCGCGACGTTGTTGCGGCAACGTCAGCTTTACAAAAGCCTGATCGAGCGCGGTTCCCCATTGGACAGGTAGCGCGGCGCAGGAAGCGCTATGGACACGAGGAGGGTGTGAGGGTTGCTCCTGGCCGCGCCGTTCGGGTTGCGGTGGACGGATTTGCACCGTCGATCTCCGACTTATGAGGCCGGCGGATTAGCTGCTTTCCCACACCGCTGAAACTAAAAAGCCACCCGTAGGTGGCCTGCTTTTTCTACCGGCGCGCCCGCCTGCCGAGGCAGGCTTGCATCACGCTCAGTAGCGGTTGACGGTGATTATGGTTCTGCGCCTGACGATAGTCAATCGGTTTATCAGTTCCTGCCGGGCAATAGCCAAGTGCTTTTGCTGCACGCCAGCATTGGATCGTCCGAGCTTGGCCTTGAGGCAGGATTCGGGGAGGGATCGGTTGCGGATGTAGTGCCAGGACAGCAGCAGGCGAAGTGGTAGCCGGTCGATGTTCCGCCAGGCGTGTTCCACCAGCCAGCCTGTACGGGCGTCGATGGGGATGGCTTGGTCCGGTTCTGGGGGTAGTTCGTCCAGCAGGTCGATGTCGCCCAGGATGGGTCGGAAGTGCTTCTCTGCCGACCCGCAGGCGTGCCTGACCCTGCCCGCCCGAACGGTGCGGACCCACTGGTGGATGAGGTCGTCCAAGTTCACTTCCCGTCGTCCGAGACAAGCTCTTCCCTGACAAGCCGAATCCAGTCCGCCATCCGCAGCAGCACCAGCGGTTCCCCACCATCCGGCCGGACTACCACGGCAGGGTATTGGCCCCCGGTAGCTGCCTGCTTCATGCCGGCGGCCAGGTAGTCCGGGATCGACTTGCGCCGCTTGCATTCCAGCGCCCAGCCTCCGGGCAGGTGCAGGTCGGTTCCGCCGTCCCGAGCTTGTCCGAGGGTTCGGCGGACGCTGAATCCCAACTCGGACTGCAACAGGTTGGCGACCTCGCGCTCGAAGGTGGCGCCGCGGCGGCGTTCGTAGGCGCTCATGGCGCGCCCAACTCGTAACCGGCCGCCTTGATGTCTGCCTGCACCACTGGCGAGCGCAGCTTGCGAAGCGCCCTCGTCTCGATTTGCCGCACTCTCTCTCGCGTTACCCCTAAAGAATCCGCCACTTCTTCAAACGTCATGTCACCCTCGTAACGCAGGTGCAGCACCTTGTTTTCCCTCGGAGTCAAAGCAGAGTTGTCGAAAAGCAGGCGCTTCAGTTCGTCGCCT